ACGCCAACAAATTCTTCTACATCATGACCAGCTAAGTAATGCTTAGGCAGCCCCGTACTATCGCTATAAACAATTTCTCCGTCCTCGTCTCTCATCACTCCAATGTGGTAAAGCTCATGTTCAAGTAAGTAACAGAACTCTGTATCGTTTGCACGCTCACAGAAAGAAGCGTCGACAGTTATTAAATAAGTAGGTACAAAACCAAACCAATCACGCATCTGTTGCTCTTGTCTGGCCTTACGCCATCCACCAACATTGAACATGACTTTTTCGCACTGACCTAACACCATAGCTTGCTTGCTTTTATATGCAGAAGAGGCCCAAGCAAATGCTAAAAATTCTTCATTATCGTGAAGCAGCTCAGCTATGTGATCATGATCGGGATTATAAAGAGGTCCACCAATAGTTAAGTAATTAGCAACAACCCATTTTTTTAGATCTGGTGCTGGTGTTAGTCTTATTGCTTCTTCTTCATCTGCTTGATCAATAAAATCAGTCGGTGGAAATGGTCTGATCTGCTCCATCTTCAATTCTCGCTAATTCGTCTTTTATCCAGTTAATGACATATCCCGACAAAACAGAGTCTGGATGAAAGCGCTCTATTTTGTAACCCATCTCTTCAGCATGATCATATCGATCAAGACTCCATGCTTTATTTGACAGTTTTCCACTACGCCCACCAGACCAGGAACCGCCCTCAATTTCAATGAGCAAACGCAATTTCACAATATGAAAATCAAAGCGCCAGTGTTTGGTATGGATCGGTTGAAACTTACTTTCAAAACCAATCGCCAAATCCTCAAGTTCTTCCTTAAGTGTTGCCTCAGCCTCGAGATATTTTTGCTTCGCCTTAGGCAGTGGTCTGGATTTGGGTTTGGTTTTAGGTTCTTTTTTTCTTGTAAGCCAAAAATAATCTTTACCATCCATGCCCTAGCCCCTTAAAAGAAGCCCTCAGGCTTGTTGTTGAGCCGTGCAATTAATTTGTTTTGCTTTGCTATGGCTAAAAAAAATCGCTCATCTAATTGAGCGATCTGTTCTGTAGATAATCCTTTCGTTGTACAGCTTCCCAAATGATTTAGATCTACTTGAAACTGTCTTATCTCTCGCGTGATTTTTTGAAACTCAGTCATAAACACTCCAAGTAGGCAATAAAAAACCCACCATTTGGTGGGCTTCATTTGCTTGAACTATTATTTAAGATAGATATGGGTATTTTTCAGCGAGATACTTGTTAGCGATTTTAGTTGTTTCTGAATAAGAAATTTCAGCACAAAGCCAAAAACGATATGTATTTTCACCAACTTTATAACTCTGGCGGTTATATGTTGATTGCTTTCTAGGATCTATTTCACTTGCTTCAAAATATGTACCTTCACGGTTATTTACAACTTCACCGTCTAAATCACCGCCAATACAAATATACATTGAGCTAATCCATAAAATTATGAATGGCAGCTTAACACATAAAATAAAAAACCCCGCCAATAACTAGTATGTAGCGGGGCCATTTGCGCCGTAATACGTCCGGCAAGTAAACTCGCAAAGCGTCCTAAGCGAGTGGGGTTTTAAAATCAAAAAACCCGCTTCTAAAAAAGAAACGGGTCATAAAAACAAAAACTTTCAGCGCAGTATTTGTGACATATCATACAAATTAGAAGATGTATTTACAACATACTTTAAACTTAATTTTTTGATGCTCTCAAAATATCCAAAACTCGCTCAGACATTTCGTGCAAGTTGGATCCTATTGGAAGCCAAAAATGATAATTGATGTTGTCGCGGTTAAAAACTTGCTTGTAGTACTCAGAGCTAAATGAAGGATCTATATCAGAAGCTTTAAGCAATCTACCTTCTTTCTCTATCTTTTGCCCATCTAGTTCACCACCAACACAGATATTCATTTTAAGTACCAAATTCTAATTAGACTGGACTATAGCATAAATATAAACATGCTTAAGTGGGCATTCTTAAACGCTTAACATTTAGACAAGCATTCAATTTAGATGATTTATAATGTAACGACCATGTATTTAGGATGAAGACAGCTAATGTGTGGTGTAAATCTAACCATTAAATCAAAGGAACATTACTTAATGCAAAGAAAAGGGGCGCTTTTAACGATTGCACTGGTGGCGCTTGGTGCCCACCACCAGTACAACACAATATCAACTCTACAATTAATTAATATGGAGGTGACACAAACAAATAACTATCATTTCTAATAGAATTTCAGGTGGCGATGTTTGGCGACGAGCCACCTGATTTAATTTTAAATCATAATTGAAATCTAGCAAGTATAAAAACAAAAAGCCCATCAAACGATGAGCTTTAGATCAGTGAATTACTTATACTTCGTCCACTATATCAAAAATATGCCATAAAGCGTCTAGACAGTCAACAAGTCTAAATTATGCTTTTCTACTAATTGAGAAGCTTTTAAACGTTCAACGATTTTAATCATTAGATCATTGGCAGTTATAACGTCGATTCCTTCAAATGCTTTTAGTGTTAATTGCAATTTATTATTAATTACATTTGTAATTATTGATATTTTACCAAAATAATCAGGGTAGTATTTCAAAGTTTCATTAACTTTCTCCCGACTAACGCCTTCATATAGTTTTACAGTGTATGTTTTCATTTGAACCTCCATTTTGTCTTAATCTTTTATCATGACCTAATAAATAAAATCTAGCGCAACTCACCATAATTGCGACCTGAGCTTTAGATTGGTTTGTTTCTTGAGCAACCTTCAACAATCCTTTATTTTCAACCTTATTTTTAATTAAACAAATTAATGCAAACTTAGTTGTAAAATCTGTTTTATCAGAATTTAATAGACTTCGTAAAAGTGCTTGAATTTGATCCGCCTCAAAATCATTAATCTCACAACGGATGTAAGACTTGCCTCTTGGCACTTCCTTCCCTGCTTCACGCATCAACCAATAGATCTGATTGATATGCAATCCATCTGGTAAATCTCCTCCTTTCATGCGCACAGTTTCACACCAAGCGCCGAACTGCTCTAGCCATCCATCAATTGTGTATTTGTTCCAATCCATTACTGGTGTTACTACTGCTGCATTCATTTTTATCCCCTTACATCCAAATACTTACTAACTTGCCGATTGAACCGATTATGATTAGCAGCAATCCGAAGAGGATGTACTGCAAGCCTTTGTCTTCTTTTAGTTCCATCACGCCACCTTCAACCGTTTCATTGCTTCTTCAATCCAATTGAGCACTAAGCCGCTTTGAACTTGCTTTGTTGTGCCGCGAATTACAGTCCATCCGTGAATAGCTGCAACTGAGTATTTCTCGCAGTCTGCTGTGTAGCCTTCGCCTCTTGTGTGACGTCCATTGCTGAATGCACCGCCTTCCACTTCAACTAGGATCATGTATCCTTCAATTCGAAAGTCAGCCTTCCAACGACGCTCGGGATGGAATCTAAACTCCTGCTCATAAGCGATCTTCATCACATCTAGCTGACGGCAAAGCATTGCTTCGCCCTTGCTAACACCTTGTCTATGCTTCAATGGCACGCTAGAACGCGCCACTGGTTTTGATCTAATGCGTTGTGAGTCTTTGAATGTGGTCATTTGTCACGCTCCCAAAACTTTGGTTGTCCTAGTCTTTTCCATTCTTCATAGTGAGCTGGGCAAACATGCACATCATCAACAAAGTTGCCGTCTTCATCCTTCATTGGCACTTGCTCTGCAATCTTGTATGCATGAACATTGCAAAGCACACCATCACAAGTTTTTCCATTAACTGGATAATCGCAAAGCCAACTGCCTTCTTTCAGAATCGTTTCAGAGCAAACATTGCAGCAATATGGCGCAATGAACTTTGGTGACAAGGTAGTCCAGACATAATGATTTCTTTGGTCTAGGTAAGTTATTGGCATCCTTCCCCCTTGAGCGCTTGCTCTAACTGCGCTGCACAGTGGTAACACCCTTCTTCATAACCTTCTGTCCAATGAGTGGTTTTATCAAAAGCAATTTCATTCCATGATTCGATTAGTTTTAGTGCCGCATCCACCCGCTTTTGCAGCTCGTCACTTTTCTGGACTTCTTTCACATACATTTCATCAAGCGTTTCCGATACAAATATGTATTCACTTAATTGCTTTTGCAGCTCCTCCACTTTCGCTTGCTGGTGCTGCCATGCATTGGCCCATGCTTCCCACTTTTCGTTAAATGACTCCAAGTACATTGCATCAATTCTTCTTGAACCATTTGAAACATATCTTCCAAATTTCCCAAGAGTCATATCAAAGTCGACATCTGCTCTAAATAGCCCAATCCAGTACTTTTGCTTCTCAAACTCTTCTCTACACTTATCCATTCTTCACCCCAATCTATTGAGCTTGTCAGCCTCGTTAATGTGCGCCTCAGTTACTTTGCAGTTAGGCGAAATGTGGTTTTCTGGCTTGTCTAGGATTTCTAATTCCCTTGAATTCGAGGGTTTATCAATGCGGTGGCCTGCTTCAATGTCATCTTCTGACGCAGGTTTTAACGCAGCCAGGCTTACTAAGCTCCATCGGCCTTGTGATTCAACTACAGCATCACCGTCTTCAATCTGAATAAATTTCATTAAGCAAGGTGGCAGTAAACGGCAATATGGCTTTGAAGTATCAAAGACAACCCAGTCACCACGTTCAAACTCTTTAAAATCACGCATGGCTGGCTCCTTTTAAACTTGGCAATTGATCAATAAACTCCAAAGCTTCTTCAAGGCTCTCTGCATACCCAACATCGAGTTGTGGCTCACAATCAGGGTCCGCATCTAAGAGTTTGTTTTCAGTATCGGCGTCTATGTCAATAAAGTAAGCACCACCACCACCATAACAATCAGACATGTATTCCCAATGAACTTCTGCGGGAATCCCTTTCTTCTTGAGTTCTGATCTAATTTTTCTACTACTCACGGAATCACCTTTATATTTTTCATAAGCCAATTAGAAGCTGCCGGATGTTTCCAAGCGCCTAGTTCTTCGTACCAACACATTAGATTGCCGCTTTCTATTTTGAAGAATCTTGTTTGACCACCCAACGAAGTAAAGAAGTGTGTAGCGCCATCTGGAGTGTCTTTTTTATTACTCATCCCCGCCTCCGTATATTGATTCGTGGTCTTTGATACATTCCTTCAAGTAACCCATTCCATTTTTGGTGCGTGATGTGAACCTTGCTTTCTCAATTCCACCAAACTGCTCCACGATGCGAAGGCTTTCCAACTTCATTTTCAGGTCATTGATTTTTACTGGTTCAAAGCCAAGCTTCTTGAAGTACTCACCATCGTTATCGGTTAAGTTCCAAGCCTCATGAATGCCATTGTGAAATTCAAATTGTGGTTTTGTTCTGAAGTAGTAGCCATCTTGGTAGCTTTCAGCATTGCTAGGCGCACCCTCAACAACCTCTCTCGCCTTCTTTTCGCCAAACTCACGAATAAACTGTTCTGGTTTCATAGGAAGTCACTCCAACTAATTCCGCGGAATGCATAGCCACAAGAAAGTGAACAAATGCCAAGGTCTTTACTATCAACAGCATCAACAAATAGCTTTCCGCAATTAATACACAAGCAAAGTCGATCTAACTTTTCCACCTTCTTTAATGGAAATACGATCATGCTCATACCGCCTCCTTGTAACGTTTAGTAATGGCTTCCTGCTTAAGCTGGTCTAGCATTTTCAGCTTTCTTAATTTCTCGTATAGGTTCGCTGCTGCTCTTGTTTCTTCATTACGAGTACCGAGGTTGTACGCTCTGCGCAGCTTCATCATTGAGGTGTAATCTACAAATTCGTTCATGCTTTCAGCTCCCCTTTAACATTCAGGATGTCTTTTGCGTATTGCGTAGCCTTGTAGGTTGCATATGAATCTTTTTCTAGGTACCCACTTTTGATTAGCTCTTGGACATAGCATTGAATAGTGTTGTTAGGTGCATCTAACACATAGTCACGTAAATCCTTCATTGTGAAAGGCTCAGTCGCATGCGTTGCGAACAACAAAATGTCAAAAATGTTTTGGAACGCGATTACTCTTTGTTTTGGATTCACGCCGCACCTCTCTCTTCCACTGGGAATGACATCCCAACGAAACGGCAAATATCTAAACGGTCTTGAACATTCACAGATCCACGCTTGCCATGACGGTTTTTGGCAATAATTAACTCGGTTACACCAGTTGGCGCATTAGTCTCTTTTTCGAGGATTGGATGAACCATGATGATTTGGTCTGCATCCTGTTCAATTTGACCTGAGTCTTTAAGGTCGCTTGCAACAGGTTTATGTCCTTCTGCTGCTCGGTTGAGTTGAGCTAATGCAATTACTGGACAATCAAACTCTTTAGCCATGGCTTTTAAATCACGGCTAATTGATGCAACTTCCTGAACACGGTCTTTTTTAGATGGGTCACGAATTAAGCCCAAGTAGTCCACAATGATGCAGCCTAGAGCCTTGTATTTGCGTTTTGCTTTACGCGCATAGCTTTGGATTTCAGAGATAGTTGGCTTCTGTTTCTCTTCAATAAAAATTGGAAGGTTGCGGAACTGAGCTATGGTGTCTGTAAGCTTTTCAAACATCCCGTCATAAATTTCCCCATTGTGCAGATTGTTATATGGGATATGCCCTAATGCTGAGATCATGCGGTTGGTTAGGGTTGGCGTATCCATCTCAGCAGAGATAAATAAAACAGGCATGTTGTAGCGCTTAGCAGTTTGCATTGCACACATCTGAGCAAGAGTTGATTTACCACTACCCGGACGACCACCAATAACACAAAAATGTCCTTTCTCGATTGTGCCAAGAAGGTTATCTAAGTGAGGAATATTAAATTGAACCCCAATAAACCCTTTTTCTTCCTTCTGTGCGATTTTCTTCTCGAAGCGCTCTAAAGTTTTTTCTAAGGCTTGATTGAAATCAAAACCAGTTTGCTTCTGTTCGATAGTGCTACTTGATGTGCTGAATAGGTTCTCAGCTTCAAGGTAAATATCACTTACTGTTAAGTCTTTTGCCCGTCCAGCAATGGCAAGTCCAATGCCTTCAACTTCACGGTGATTTTTTAACTTTGTTAATTCAGCAACAAAGTATTCAAGGTGATGCACACTACCTATAGCGCTGTTTAGTTGAATTAAATATTCTTCACCGCCGATATCGTTTAGCAGATTTCTTTCTTGAAGATGCTTGCCAACGAATACAGCGTCATATGGCATATCAGCATTTGATAACTCAACAATGGCGCGATAAATGATTTTGTGTCGTCCAGCGAAGAAATGTTCCTCAGTCAAATCGTTTGCAACTACTTCAAGTGAGTTGCTTGTTGTCATGAGTGCAACAAGAACACTCTGCTCAATAGAAATACTTTGGATATCAGAACTCATTACCAATCTCCATAATTAAGATCAGCATTTTTCATATCTGCTGGTGTTTGTTGTTGTGCAGAACCATTCAAAGTTTCAAATGCTGGCTTCCAGTTGTAACGACTAGCAAACCCAATCCACGATTCACTCAAAACAATACGAGCTGCATCATTAGTTGAAATCCCTGCATTGCAGCTTTCGTGGTAATGCTTGATCACAGCATCAAGAGTTAATGGTTTTTTAAGGGTCTTACGGTATTCATTGAATCGTTTAGCAACCTCAAGATCTAAACCGATAGCGACAAGAGCTTCACATGGTTTCTTCCCTTTCAAGATTTTTTCAAGCTCAGCCGTGCTTAACTTACTATCTGTAGTAATCTCTGTAGTATTCTCTGTATATGTGTCACCCTCCAGGTGGGGAGGGTCTTCCCTGTAGGGTGGGAGGTCATGACTTTCAAGTGAGGAGGGTCCTACCGTAGAAGTTAGGAGGGTGGTCACTTCAAAGAGAACATGGGTAACTAATTCAATGAACAAAACATTGCTAAGTTTTTGACCATTTACATCTACAGAGCGGAAGTGACGCTTGATCACGCCGAACTTTTCAAGACGATCTAATGCTTCTTTAACTTGCTTCTTTGAGAACCCAAATTGATCTGCTAGACTCTGATATGAGCGTTGCAATAAATCAGCTTTGAATTTTTTCTTTACCGAAACGATATGCCCAGAATCTTCATCACGGACAATAGTCGGACGATGCCAATAAACAATTTCTGAAAGCAAAATGACCGCATTTGTATCAGGCTTCCCATTTTCTAACTTGAAAGTATTGAACCAGTTAGCAGGAATGACATTGCCTTCAATATTGAGGCTGGCAATTTTGTCTACAACCGGATGACCTGTGGTGTATAAGCTCATACAACACCACCTTGCTTAAATTCCTTATACAGCTCATCAATTTCTTCAATGAAGAAACTATCTAAATCAGAGTCATATAAGCGTTTTAAAGCTCCATATCGATTTACAAACTCAGGGTACTTAGATTCGTACCACTGAATAAATTTAAAAGTGGTTTTACTCATCTAGTTCCCCTTCTCTACTGTTTCTGCTAATATTGAATGGTTCATTTAATCTACCTTGTTTGAACACTAAGCCTGATCTCATTCATCAGGCTTTTTCTTTGTAACCAAGCTCAAAACACATTCCGAAATCTTCAATGTCATCTTGAAAAAGATCGTCAATGGTTTGCTTGCTTTCCATCCACGCTTTTGACATCACAAAAAGCGCATTCAGCTTTTCTTCACTAATCATTCGATATTTCTTGAGTACAGTTTTGAATCCAAGAATGTCCAATAGCACCAAACAGCTCTCAAGCTCAGTCAAGCCATTGGATTTTCTATCATTTTTCATTCGTGATAATGTGCTTGGATCAATCCCCAACTGTTCGGCAACCTGACTTTGATTGCTTGATGCAAGGGCTTGCAAAACTCTAGAAACTTCATTTCTAGCCCTTGCACTCAATTCGGTTGATACTTTGCTCATGGTTTAGTTCCTAAGCGGTTAATGCTTGGCTGCGGACATAATCGAAATCGACATCAGGACAAAGTTCATCACAAGGAACTTTTCCTTCACTTTCTTTATCAATTCGAATAGCTAATGCAGCACCACATTTTTTGTTGACATAAATAATTTGTTGAAGATTCCCTAAAGTCGTTAGGCATGCTTTTGCAAAGGCTTTTCGTTCTTCAACAGTCATCTTCGATAAGTAAGCTTTAAGCTGTTCTGTGTTTGAAGAAGACATAGTTATCTCCTTTAGTGATTTATTTAGTAAATACTAATTTTAATCACTAAACAAGTCAACAGATATTTAGCGAATACGAATTTACTTTTTACTAAAAACTATATGAAATAGAGCTTATGGATACTGTTGCAAGAAGACGCAGAAATCTGCGAAAAGCTATTGATGCTTTAATCGAATCTGGGAAATTTAAGAGTGATGCAGCTTTTTGCGAACATTACGACTTAAGTACGAGCCATATTTCACAAATGATTAATGGTCACGGTAGTTTTGGCGAGAGAGCTGCTAGGAACTTAGAGAAAAAAGTAGGCTGGCCTAATGGTTATTTAGATCTTGAAAACCAAGAAGATCAAAGCCCTATTGTGTCTGAAAGTAATGTTGGACCAACCAAGAATAACCTTCGAACAATTCCCCTATTAGATTATGTCCAAGCAGGTCTATTCCATGATGTTGGCTATGATGGAATAAACCCTATTGGAGAAAGCTACACAACATATCAAGGATATAAGCCAGAGTGCGTTTTCTCTCTTAAAGTTGAAGGAAATAGCATGTCACCAGAATTTAAGGCTGGCGATGAAATTGTTGTTGATGCATCTCTTGAACCTAAACCTGGATCGCTTGTAATTGCTCAAGAAGTCCAACATGGAATAGCAAGAACAACTTTCAAAAAGTACAGAGTGATTGGTATTAATGAATTTGGAGTTGATGTTGTTGAACTAGTACCACTAAACCCTGATTACCCAACCTATAACTCAACACAAATTGAAATATCAATTATTGGGGTTGTGGTGAGACACAATAGGGAAATAACTCATTAAAGGATTCGGGACACCTAATCCCGAATTGCAGCCTAGGAAGCTGCTAAAGGTGATCTAAAGATACGTTGCTCAGGGAGCAGGACAAGGTCCAGTGTCAATAGTGAGCTGACGCCCCTACGGTGTGCGCACACTTTCAGGGCAAGCGCTAGGCATAGCGCTATATAAGTTACCAATTATATTGGTAGGTGCCTACCAGCAATTACAAGGTTTATGCCATGTTTTTACTGGAACTGCGAACTAAGAATGGATTTAGATTAAAGATAAAAATCGACTTTTTATCGATATTCAAATTCTTCACTTGGTAAGCACCGAGGGGGAGGTTCGAACTCCCCCTCACCCTTATTTTTAAAAATACATAAACTGATAATTAATAGCAAATACCATGAGCAAAAAATACAAGCCACCGGAACTACACGAATATAGAGGCTTAACAAGCTCTGAGCAGACGGCAATACACCAAATGCTCATCTCCTATGTTCGTGAGGAAAATTGTCGCTTTAACATAATCATGTCTGGCAAAGCAGAACCCTATAATCTGGTAAAACTAACTAGTATTAATTTTGAGAATGAAGCATCAGCAATTTGGGTTAATTTTGAAACCATCACAGGAGAGCAAATAGCTTTACCCATTGGCTTTCTTTCAAGAATTGAGTTTTCAGGGCAGCAAGAAATTTAAACTGTGAACCCGACACAGTCTTTTAAATGTGGGGTATATCACTTATTAGATAGTAATATTTATTGATGTTTTAGTGTGTAATGTGTAGATTGCCAATAGTTTTTATAGTAGATATTGGGATTATGCAATATGTCTAATATTGAGCAAGATACACGTTTTATTGTTAACAATAATTTGATTAACAAGGGCTGGATCTTGGACATTCAAGATCCAAACAAAAATGTCTTTTTTGAATCAGATATCTTAAGAATTGTTAATAATGAGTTTCTCAAGAAAAGTAAAAAAAGACCCGATTATGTTCTTTTCGATTCACAAAATAAGCGGCCAATCGGTGTAATTGAAACGAAATCAGGTGGAAAAAGCTTAACAAAAGCACTGGATCAGGCAACCGAATATGCTGAAATGCTTGATGCACCTTTGATATTTGCAATGAATAATGGTTTCTGCGAAACACGGCATTTGTATACCCAAAAACCATTATTTATTGATGAAAATGAGGTTAATGAATTAATAAGAGTAAATGAAGCTAAAGAGTTCATATTGCAGGAAACAAATGGTATTTATATTACACCTAAAGAAATTTTAGTCTCTCGCAAAGAGTTAATTAATGTTTTCAAGAAGTTAAATAACTCACTAAGAGGTGAAGGTTTAAGAGCTGGTATAGAAAGGCTTTCAGAATTTGCAAACATTCTTTTTTTAAAATTGTATACAGAGAATGCTAATACAGGTATTTGGAATTCTCTCAAAAGTCTCGATAATGATTTGCTAATTAATACAACTAATAACATACTACAAGATATTGATAGACAATATGGTGCTTCTGTTTTTACAAATTTACAGCTAACCAACCCTGTTGCTGTTAAAGAGATGATCAAAGAGTTGGATAAGTTAAAACTCTCATCAATAGATACCGATATTAAAGGAGATGCTTTTGAGTATTTCTTACAGCAAGCTACAGCAACTAATAATGACTTAGGAGAATATTTTACTCCACGTCACATAACTAAAACCATTGTTAACTTAGTCAACCCTAAATATGGTGAAAAGATCTATGACCCTTTTTGTGGGACAGGTGGTTTTTTAACAGAGGCATTTGATCATATAAAAGATAACACTTTAATTGCAAACAATAGTAGTGAAGAAATCAAGCTTAAACATAATACTATTTTTGGAAGAGAAATTACCTCAAATGCAAAACTCGCAAAAATGAATATGATTCTGCATGGGGATGGGCATAGTGGAATTTGCCAGATAGACACACTTCAAAACCCTATTGAATCTGAATATGATGTGGTTATAACCAACATGCCATTTTCTCAAAAAACTTCTTATTCTCACTTATATGAGAATAAGTTAGCTAAAAACGATGGTGATGGAGTATGTGTTCTACATTGCTTTAAAGCAACAAAAAAAGGAGGGCGAATGGCATTAGTAGTACCTGAAGGCTTTCTTTTTAAAGCCGCTTTAGCTCCAGTAAGGAAGTATTTATTTGAAAACGCCCAACTAAAAGCAGTAGTTTCACTTCCAAAAGAAGTTTTTCTGCCATATGCAAAAGTTAAAACCAATATACTCTACTTTACCAACTGTCATAATGGTAGAACAAATTCTGACGTTTTTTACTACAATGTGACAAATGATGGCCTAAGTTTAGATTCTTTCCGTAGAAAAATTGACGAAAATGATTTAAAAAATTTAGATTTTGCTGATTTAAATAAGAGCGACTTTGATAAATATTATAATGAATTAGGTTTCTTAAAAGTTAATCCAGAATTAATCAGAAGCAATGATTATATTTATAATTATGCTCACTATAGTAATTCACATATAAAATCAAAATTCCCAACTATAAAACTAAAAGAACTCCTATCCTTGTCTGGCAAAGTCAAAGTGGGAGAGGATACAAATATACCTATTATGAGTATCACTATGGAACATGGCTTAATTGATCAGCATGAGAAATTTAAAAAACGAGTCGCAAGTTCTGATATTTCTGGGTATAAAAAGGTTTTTAAAAATGAACTTGTAATGGGGTTCCCTATAGATGAAGGTGTTCTAGGATTTCAAAAATATTACGATGCTGCTGCCGTAAGCCCAGCATACAAAATCTTTAGATTAAAACGAGAAGTTAATGTAGAATATTTGGATTTGATTTTGAGATCTAATTCTCTAAGAAAAATATACAAAAGTAAAATGCAAGGCAGTGTAGAGAGACGACGCAGTATTCCTGATGAAATGTTTTTGAATATTGAGATCCCGAATCCTCCTGAAGAGGTTAAAGATCAAATAGTAAAACAACATAAACTAATAAAGGAAATTGAGAATAGTCTCAAGGAAAATCAAAAAAAATTGCGTCTAAAGACAGAAGCATTATGGGAACTTCCTCAAAATTACAACTAATCCCCCCTTCGAACCCACCACGGTGGGTTTTCTTATTTTTAGTGTATACGAAATTTTTCACCAAATAAATTCACTAAAGTTCTTGACTAAATATTTAGTAAATACTAAATTATATCTCACCAACCAACAAAAAAGCCCCTAGCTTTCGACGGACAGGGACTTTTACTCAATGAGTGAGAAGATTATGAATCAAAGAATTGAAAAGTACAAGTTTAGCCAAGCCTTTAGGGATGGCTCGAAAGCTTTCATAGCTTTCTGGATTATCACCTTCATTGTATTTACATTCCTACGTGGCTG